ATTGCCAATCCGTCACCGGGCGGTTCTTACTTTGGCTGCCAGAACGGGCATAACACGTCCTCCAATGCGGCGATTCATCAAGACTCCTACACGAGGATGACCAACTTTATAGCCGCGACGCTGGCATCGGGGATCGGCATCTTTGTGGGCACGCTTGGCACATCGAGCCAAGCAAAGTCTCTCAAGGGCACGCTCGATGCGTTTTTTCAGAACATGCAAACGGCCGGACTTATCGGCGATCCCGGCAATCCCAACGCGCCGGACGCATGGATCTCGAGCGTGACGCCGACCAATGCGCTTGGCGTCGAACAGGCATCCGTCCAGGTGCAGTATCAGGCCATCACCGAAGAGATCGTGATCTCGGTGCAGGGAGGTCAAAGCGTCGTTCTGACGCGATCCGTAACCCCGAATTCTCAGATCTGATCACTCAATCCCCCTCAACCTAGCGTGCGCCAATTGGCGCATCCCGTAGGAGCACATCATGCCCGTTGCAGGTTTTACGATCGGCCGCGACGTCTCGATCATCTTCAACTTGCCGCAGGGGCCAGTGACGTTCTCCAACCTCACGGGCTTCACCCGTAAGCAGATATCGACGGGGATCGAATCCAAGGGGCTCGATGGCGTTGATCGCTTTGGTGAAATCCCGTCGGGCTGGGAAGGTACAGTCGAACTTGATCGCGCCAACCCCAACCTCGATCGCGCCATCGCCTTTCTTGAGGGACTTTATTATTCCGGACAAAATGTGCCGTCTTCGACGTTTTCTGAGACCACGACGGAGCCTAACGGCGGATTGACTCAATTTCGGTATGTCGGCGTCGCTCTTAAATTCGACAATGCCGGCGATGCCAAGGGCGATGCCAAGGTGACGCAAACCTTCAGCTGGAAAGCCAGCCGGCGTCGCATGGTCGGAGGCGGCGGCTAGACCATGACCGATATTCCGCAAGTCACCATTCACGAACACGCAGCTGCAACGCCATCTCAGACTATTGCGCGCGCCGCGAACGCGACGGCGACGCGAACCGACAAGCGCGGGCGGCGGATCGTTGTAAAACGGTTCAATGCGCTGCAGTTTTTTCGGCTCACCCGGATCCTGGGCGATGGGATTGCGAACTCCGCGACGATGAATCTCGCAATGGCGGCCGCGTCCGTCTGCGCCATTGACGGCGATGACGAGACATTTCCGAACACACAACGCGAGTTGGAATCGATCATTCAACGGCTCGATTTCGACGGGCTGGATGCGGCGGGAGAAGCGCTGAAAGACTTGAGCGACGATCAGGGGCTAGACTCGGCAAAAAACTAGCCAGCGACCCTCGTTTCCGCACGCGGGTCGCGGCCTGCAGGGGCATCCTGCCGTTCGACGTCGCCTTTGATGCCGCGGACGACTTCGTTATCGCCTGGGTTGTCGCTTCCGGGGAGATGATGGACGGCGGAAAGTTCGACTGGTCGTCGATGACCTGGCAGGAGCGAAAATGACCAAAAATTTCGGCAGTCTCGCCGCTTTCGGGACATTCCTCGCCGGCATGGCGGTCAAGATTGAACACGCTGAACATTCAGCGCTAGAAGGGGCCGCTAAGATTGTCGAAACGGAGGCCAAGCGGGTCATCGGCTCCTACGATTATGGCTGGCCACAACTGGCGCAAGCCACACAAGACGACCGCGTGGCGCAAGGATATTCGGCGAATCAGCCCGGCTTGCGCCGGGGCGATATGCGGGATTCGATCGGGCATACGGTCGCAGGCCACGAAGCCCAGATCGGGTCCAACGATGACAAGCTGGTGTGGTTCGAGATCGGTACCTCGAAGCAGCCGCCACGCCCGGTTCTGGCCGGCGCGGCTATTCAAAAAGAGAAGGAAATCGTCGAGCTGATCGGGCACACCGTGCACACCGCGCTGATCAAGCCCTGAGGGTCAAAAACGGACGATTTGGACCAAAAACCATAGGGTTATGGCCATGCCGAAGCCGAGAATGCCGCCAATTATGCCCCGGGCGACAAGGCCCGCGGCGCGAAACGGCTTGATCGAGAAACGGCGCGGCGGGGTTTGCGAAGGGGCATAGCGCGACCGACGCGGCTCGTCGTCAATCTGTTCGACCGATGGCCGTCGTTTCGGACGGCGCGGCTGCGGGAAATCCCATTCCTGAGCTGATGACATTTTAGTCAAGGTATCCCATGGACGCCTATAAGATAGCAGTCTCGCTGGCGATGTCTAGCAACGGACCGCAGGTTTTGCAGGCCTTGGCCGCGCAAATCCTCCATGTCCACGCCAAGGTATCCCAGCTTCAGGGTACGCTGAACAAGGTTCAACTGGCGATCGGCGGCGCGTTCGCGGTTGCCGGCGGACTTAAAATCCTTGGTGCTTACGGAAAGCTCGTCGAACACGGCGAGAAGCTGGTTCACTACCAGACGCAGCTCCGCGCTGCCGGTTACGACAATCTGAAGATCGCGGAAGCGACCAACGCGGCCTATGAGACCGGGCGCAAGGTGCTGACGTCGCGCTATGACGAAAATCTGCGCGACATCCACCATATCGCGGACGTCACCGGCGACATCGATGAAGCGATGAAGCTGTCGTCGGTTTTCGCGGAAGTGAAACAGGTTCTGATGTCGTTGAAAGACGACAAGATGCGCTCGCATTATGAGGGTGCCGAAGGCCAGACCCTGGCGCTGGCGCGCGCGCTGGAATCGATGGGCGTTATGCAGAAGGGCCCGGAGGAAGTCACCGACTGGGTGCAATCGATTACCGATGCCATGATCTCCATGCGTGGCCAGGTCGACGGATCGAATTTTCTCAGCACCATCCAGAATGCCGGCGGCTATCAGCGTTTCTGGTCAAAGGACTTTGTGGCTGGCGTGTTGCCGCCGCTGATCAACGAGATGAAGCGTCCGGTCGGCAACGCGCTCTATATGATGGAGCGCGGACTGTATCAGGGCCGCATTACCAAGGGCGGCGCGGAAGGACTGGAAAAATACGGCTTCATTCGTGGCGGCGAAGACTATCAAACCGACGCGGCGGGCCGCTATCTTGGGCTGAAGCCGGGCGCGGTCAAAGGTGCTGACGAATTTCTCGGGCCCGGAGGCAACCCCTACAAGTGGGTGACCGACGTTTTCATTCCGCAGATGGCCTCAAAGGGCATCACGGACGAAAAGGGATTGTTGAAGGCTGCTTCCGAGATCGCGCTCAACAAATCGTTCTTCAACGTGCTGACACTGTTCATCACGCAACAGAAGATGATCAACAAGGAAGTCGAAAACTGGCGGCGCGTCCAGGAGCATGGCGGATCGAAGTTCCTCAATGATGATCCTTCGATCGTCAAAAAAGCGTTCTTCTCACAGTGGAAAAACCTTCTGATCGCGCTCGGCAGTCCGCAGGTGGCGCCGGCCTATGATGCGTTGAAGAAAATAACGATTGGGCTTGCAGACATGGCGAAGGCGATCACCAAGATGGAGCCGGAGAAGTTGAGGTTGATCGGGGATGGCATCTTCGCGCTGGGTGCGGGCTTAGGGGGTGCCGGAGCCATCGCACTGTTGGCCGCGCTCGGTCCGGCAGGATGGCTGGTCGGCGCGATTGCCGGCCTCGCAACGCTGGCATGGATGAATCGGGATTTTGGCGCATGGCTGAAATCGAACTCGATCTCGGACGCGATCAATACGTGGATGGAGTCGAATTCATTGTCGGATTGGGTGACGACGTGGCTGAGCGCTGGCGCCGACGGCATCAAGACGTGGTTGAAGTCGAATTCCATTGTTGACTGGATCACCTCCAAGCTGCCAAGCATCCCATCGTCGCCATCTCCGCTCGCGCCGGGTGATACCGGTATCGACGGCATACCTTCACAACCTCTGCAGAAGCAGAGCTTCAGCGTGGGACCGCCGCCGAACGGAGAAAAGAAAATACAGTTGACGACGATATTCCAGGCCGACGGCCGCACACTGTCCCGCATGGTGACGGATCACCAGGTCCGCGACGGCAACGGCCCGGCGCAGGGCTCGCCGTACCCCGACACGACGCGCGGCGGTTCGACCTTCGATTTCGCGCTGGCGTAAATCATGCCCCTCACCCTGGGCGATATCACCTTCGCCGACTTCGAAATCCCCTCCAAGCTCAATGCCGCGATCGGCGGCAAGCAGGCGCTGGGCAAGCACAAGCTGCTCGGCGGTGCCCGCGTCACCGACGCGATGGGCGACGATCCGGACGATCCGGCGTGGGAAGGAAGATTCCGCGGCCCGAACGCATTGGATCGTGCGCAGGCGCTGAATGCGATGAAAGCGGCCGGGCAGGAAGTGCTGCTGACGTTTCTGTCGATACAATACACGGTCGTGATCGAGGAATTCGTTGCCGACCTGATGCAGGCCTATGAGATTCCCTACCGGATCAGATGCTACATCACGCAGGTCGATACTGTTGCGGCATCGCCATCGCTCGATGACAGCGTGAATTCTGATCTGACGTCGCTGACGTCTCAACTAACACAATTCGATGCCAACGCGGCGCAGGCACAGTCCAATATCGCATCGGGAGCAGCGGGGCTGTGAGGTTTTAAAATTTGGTTCAAGCTGCCGCCGCCGATGCTGGCGCAGCGGTGCGATCACCCGGGCAGTCCTGACTTGGTGAAGCGTCGGCAGTGATGACTGATCGATAAGTGCCGTCGCGGATGCAGTGGTGCGGTGAAACCCAATATGGCCGTCAACCAATCCACCATCTCCGCGCAACTCGCGACCTCGCTCGCTGCGGTGCAAGCCGCGATCTCCGCGGTGCCGGACCTGTCGACCGCGACGCCGTTCGCACTGGCGCCGGTCGCCGCGGCGGTCGCGGCCGAAATCGCGACGTTGCAGAATGCGGTCGCGCAATTCGACGCGGATATTGTTACGACCAGCGTCGCCGGCGTCACCGCGGGCCAGCCGGCGCCGACGCAATGGGCGGTGTTGCTGAACCAGGTCAGTGACAGCCAGCAGATCGCGGCATTGCTGAACGCCTTGGGTTATTTACAGAGGTTAGCCACCAACCTTGCACAGGCGACGGGATGAGCACCATCGCGGGCACTACCATCACGATGGCTGGCGGCAACCTGTTCAAGCTCGCGGCGCAGGCCTATGGCGACAGTTCGCAATGGAATCGGATCGCCGCGGCTAATGGGTTGTGGGATTTTCTTGTCGTAGGAACCGTCACACTGGCGATACCGCCGGCGAATGCATCAGCTGGGAATGGCGGCATTTTGGGGGTTTAGGGCGTCTGACGAACTCTGCAAGATCGCGGTCGAGGCGTCGCGGCTGATTTCCGCCAATCTCGCTGCGGGGCAGGCGTGATGGAAAAGGTCGGTATCGAAATCCCGCGCCTGAACCTCGCAACGGTTCAGGTCTGTTTGATCGGCGATAGTCCGCTGATCTGCCATGCTTGGTCGCACAAGGCCAAACAGGCGATGCTCGACAAGCAGATGAAGAAAGGCCGGCAAGCGAAAGAAGCAAAGGATCCTAACAAGGATTATCAGGAATCACTTTACAAGCTTGGCGACGGCTATGGCTTTCCCGCCGTCGCGTTCAAGTCTGCTATGGTCGGGGCCTGCCGGTTCGTTGAAAACATGAAGATGACGGAAGCGCGCGGTGCGTTCCACATTCTTGGTGAGATGATCCCGATCGAGGGAACGCCGACGCCGCGCGAGGACATGGTTCGTGTCGGCATGGGGACGGCCGATATCCGCTACCGCGGCGAGTTCAAGTCGTGGCGCGCGGTGCTGGATATTTCCTACAATCAGGCGGCGATCAGCACAGAGCAGATCGTCAACCTGCTCAATGTCGCAGGTTTTGGTGTAGGTATCGGCGAGTGGCGGCCGGAGCGTAATGGTTCCTACGGCAGGTTTCACGTGGCAACCGAAGGGGAGGCCACGTAATGCGAATTGCAAAATACGAATTCGCCGAAGGCGCAAGGCTTCAACCCGGTGCCAAGGCTGATGATGCCGACGCGATCGGCCAACATCTTGAAACGCTCCGGGTCAAGTACAAGGGCGAGTTGACTCCGGCGGATGTGGTCGCTGATGCCAAAGGACACAACTCTCCGCTTCACTCTTTCTTTGAGTGGAGTGACAGCGAGGCGGCACAACAATATCGGCTGCAGCAGGCGCGCGGTTTGATCCGCGCCGTTGTCGCGGTCATCGTGAGTGACGACGCGCCGGCAAAGCGAACGCAGGCGTTCGTTCACATCGCCGATCCGGGCGCACCGCATTATCGTGCGGTCGATCAAGCGATGTCGTCGGAACGCACGCGAGAAATGGTTCTGCGACAGGCGTTCAAAGAGTTCCGTGCCTGGCAAAAGCGATACGAACATCTTGAAGAACTGGCCGATCTGTTCAAAGCTGGAACAAATCTGGTCGAAAGGATCCCGCAACTGCGGGATTAAACCATGGCATGGCGTGGCACGGTAGGTTGTGGCGCGCCGGGGCGTGGTAAGGCAAGGCAGGCAAGGCGGGTCCTGGCTGGTCGAGGCTTGGCATGGCATGGCACGGCAGGCGCGGCTGATATTGGATATTTAAATGTCAGCTACGCTTCGCCAACCGCGCGCCTTCGTGGCGGTCGCGGGCGCCTCGCTGGTGCCGATCGAATGTTCGGTCGACGTCTCGCTGCATCAGAGCGCCGACACGTTCTATGCCAAGCTGCCGCTCGACAATGATGCCGGGCTCGACGAAGTGTTCTGGGCCGGCACCGCGCCGATCCCGGTCACCATCAACGCCACCAGCGACCAGCTGATCGGCGGCATGACCGCGTTGCTGGTCGGGCAGGCCGACGAGCCGCTGATCGATTTTGCGCAGCGCACGGTTTTGATCAAGGGCCGCGACCTGACGGGCGCGCTGACCGATCTAAAGACTTCGGAGAAGTGGCAGAACCTCTCCAACCTGGACATCATCACGCAACTGGCCGGACGCGCCGGGCTGACGGTGAATTTCGCCGGCACGACCGATCAGGCCGGCTTGCAGTTCGATCAGGACTATACCGAAATCTCCGACCTGGATTCCTGCTGGAACGTGATTGTCGCCAGCGCAAAACGTCTGGGCTCCATCGCCTTCGTCAAGGGTAGCGTGCTCTATATCCAGCCATTGGATGCGGCACCGTCCAGTTTCTTCAAGATCAACTATTCGCGCCCGACACCAAGCCAGATCGCCTCGGGCAGCTTTGTCGGTCTGACCTGCGCGCGCAATCTCAATCTGGCGAAAGACACCTCGATCGAGCTGCAAAGCTGGCAGCACAAGCAAGGCAAGTCCGTCACCTCGAAATTCCGCAGCAAGGGCAAGCATACCGGATCGAACCCGTCGATCTATCAGTTCCGCGCCGCCAACCTGTCGAAAGAACAACAGGACCGCATCGCCAAGAGCCATCTCAAGGAAACGCTGTCTCACGAGCGCCAGATACGCCTGACCAATCATCCCGGCGACGTCACGGTCAATCCGGCCACCATGGGCGTGTCATTGACGGGAACGGGGACCGATTTCGATCAGGACTACATCCTGTCCAACGTGATCCATCGGTTTTCGCGCGAAGGCTATGTGATGGACCTGTCGGCGCATTCGCAGGATGCCAGCCGCGGCGAGCCGGAACAGCAGCAGTGATGGAAAGTTTTCGCAACTTCATCCATCTCGAGGTGCAGCGCTTCCTCGATCGGCGGACCCGCAAGATGCCGTGCATCGTCACGGGATACCGCGGCGACCTGCATGCGGTGAAAGTCGAATTGCAGCCGACCGGAACGCTGTCGGGCTGGATCCAGGTCGAAACCGACCAGGTGGGCAATCTGGTGGCGCCGAACATCGGCGACCCCGGCTGGCTCGACTTTCACGAGGACGACCGCCGCGCCGCGGTATTCGTCGGATCGAACCACAACGATCTGTTTCCGCCGCCGCAAGCGATCAATGCCGGCGAGCGGCTGATCAAGACCTCGTTCGGATCGATGTTCTATTTCAAGAACGACGGCTCGATCACATCGACCGACAAGGCCGGGACCGTGATCGCCTCCGACGGCACCGGCAACGCCACGGTGACCGCAACGACTGCAGTGACCGTGCACGCACCAGCGATCAATCTCGGCAATGGCGGTGCGCTGCAGCCGGTGCTGCTCGCGAACAGCCAGCCCAGCACGGTTTTGAAGGCGCAATGAATTGGGCCAAGATCTCGCACATTGGTTTGGTCAGGACCTCAACGTCGCGGCCTCCGGCGATCTCTTGACCGTCGACGGCACCGTGAAGGGCCAGCAGCGGGTGCTGCGGCGGCTGTTGACCAATCCCGGCGATTACATCTGGCATCCGACCTATGGCGCCGGACTGGCCTCGAAAATCGGGCAACCGTTCGATGCCGCAGCCTGTGCGGCCTTGATCAAAGCGCAAATCTTTCTGGAACCTTCCGTGGCGCGCGATCCGGTGCCGGTGATCGGCGTCACGCAGATCACCAACGGGCTGTTCGTGTCGATCGCCTATAGCGACGCGCAGTCAGGTTCGCCGGTTTCACTGTCGTTCGACGTCACGCCGCCGGGAAGTTGACAGCATGGCCTCGTTGAACACCCAAAGCTTCACCACGGGGCTGCAGAACTTCGTCGCGGCGGCGCAGGGCACCTGCAAGACGCTTTTGGACTTCACGGTCGGCTCGATCCTGCTGGCCGTGGCCGAGGCGACGCAGGGTGTCGTGCTGTGGCTGCAGGGCCTGATCCTGCAACTGCTCGCGACCACGCGGCTGGCGACCTCCAAGGGCAACGACGTCGATACGTTTTGCGTCGATTTCATGCCGGCATTGCCGGGCAGCGTCACCGCCGTACTCCCCAACGGCTCGCCGCGGCTGCCGGCGGTGTCGTCGACTGGATCTGTCACCTTCGCGCGCTTCACGCCGACCAATGCGGCGTTCATTCCGGCCTCGATTACACCAGGCGATGGCCTCGGCGCGGTGATCCAAACGCTGGACGGCACGCAGACTTTCAACGTGGTCGCGGACACCACGCAGCCGCTGTATTCGACCGCGCTGGGCGGCTACACCATCCCGGCCGGGCAGGGCAGTGGCGCGGCGAAGGTCAAGGCGGTCAACGGCGGGACCGGCGGCAATATCTCCGCGGGGACGCTGAGCGTGCTGCAGACCGGGTTGTCCGGGGTCGATACCGTCACCAACGCGGCGCCCTATACCAATGGAATCAACCAGGAGAGCGATCCGGCGCTGAAGGCGCGGTTTGTCGCCTTCATGAATTCGCTGTCGGAAGGCACCTTGGGTGCATTCGCCTTTGCGATCACCTCATTGCAGCAGGGCCTGCAATACAAGCTGATCGAAAACGTCGATTACAATGGTTCAACCGACAACGGCATGGTGACCGTGATCATCGACGACGGTTCCGGCACCACGCCGACCGCGACGGTCAATCTGGTCGCCAACGCCATCATCTCGGTGCGCGCGGCGGGGATTCGCTCCGGCGTGTTCGCGGCGACGAAATTGGCCGCCAACGTGGTGATGACGATCGGCGTCGCGCAGGGCTTTGTGCCGGCGATGGTGCAGCTGCAGGCGATCGCGGCGGTCACGACCGCGATCAACGGCGTCGGGATGGGCGATCCGCTGGGGGCCGGACCGACGCTGGATTTCATGCTTTTGGGGCAGGCGGCGTTCAACGTGCCGGGGGTTTCTAGCGTGACCGGGGTTTTGCTCAACAGCGGCACCGCCGATCTGACCGGGACCAAGTTGCAAACGATCAAGGCGGGTACGCTGACCGTCAATCTGGCGAGCTGAGATGGCAACCGGGGATATTCCTGATCTCGTTTATCGCTTGCGCGCCAACACGCCGCCGTGGTTTCCCAATCAGGGCGCGGCGCCGGTCGTCGATGGTGTGCTGACGGGCATCGCGACGCTTTTGAGTTATGTCTATCAACTGATTCAGTACGCGCGGGCGCAGTCGCGGATCCGCACGTCCTCCGGCGGCTGGATCGACCTGATCGCGTGGGATTATCTGGGATCTCGCTTCACGCGGATGCCCGGCGAGAGCGATAATGCATTCCTGGCGCGGCTGTTGCCGGAGCTGGTGCGGCGGCGCGTGACGCGCGCGGCCATCCAGCAGGCGGTGCAGCAACTGACGGGGTTTCCGGTTCGGGTGATCGAGCCGGAACAGTTGACCGATGTCGGCTTCTGGAAAATGCGGGGATCTTCGCCGGCTCCAGTTTCGTTCTACCGGGTCGACACCATGCCCAATCCGGCGCGCTGGTCGAGCCGCGGGCTGCGCTGCATGTTCTTTATCGAATGCGTGCTGCCGCTGACATCATCGTTCGGCAACAATCCGATGCCGTCCTACGGCGAATATACCGCGACGTTGTTTCTGCGCGGCACGTCAGGCGCCAAATCCGGCACCTCGGCCCAGATCAGCCGCGGCGATTTCGCCTCCTCAGGCGGCGCGCAAGCGGTCTACAGCCTGATCAATGCGATGCGTGCGGCGGGCATCACCTGCTGGGTCAAGTTCGTGCCGGTGCCCACGGCCGCGCTCTGGGATCAGCCCGGCGTGACCTGGGATCAGCCCGGCGTCGCCTGGGACCGTTAACCGCCTCTTTCATCCGACGCGCATCACGCCGCTTTGCCGCGGTCTCTTTGGCTTGGGGTTTCCATGGTGAACCGTTCGATCGTTTACGATCAAGAACAACTCGATCCGTTCGATGTGCTGTGGCAGTACAAGGATTTTCTCGCCGCGATCGGCGCGCTTGAGCTCGATCTGTCCGGGCAGATCACCACGCTGGTCACGGGCTTCGCGCCGACCCCGACCGGACCGGCGTCGCTGTCGATCAACCTCACGGCGGGCCGCATCTACCAGCAATCGGTGATGGATTCGAGCGCCTACGGCGCGCTGGCGTCGGATGCCTCGATCGTGCAGCAGCAGGGTTTTGCGCCGGCGCAATCCTTGACGCTGTCGACCGCGGGGCTGTCGTCCGGGCAGTCGATGTGGGCGCTGGTGCAGGCGCAATTTTCGCAAGTCGACGTGATCCGGACCGGCGATCCGACCGGGGGCGTGCTCAATTACTGGAACGTCAACAATCCGGCGCAGCCGTTCCAGGGCCCGAACAACAACGGCTCGTCGCAGCCGACCGAACGCAAGGCGACAGTCGCCATTCAGGTGATCTACGGCTCGCCAGCTTCAACAGGCTCCGAAGTGCCGCCCAATCCCACCAATGGCTGGGTGCCGCTGTTCCTGGTCGACCTGGCGTTTGCCCAGACCACCATCACGTCGGGGCAGATTCTGGTCGCGGGGCCGAGCGTCGGCTCGAACGTGCCCAGCAATTATCCGGGTGCGCCGTTCCTCGCGGGCCTTCTGAATCAGCATCACAAGGGCACGGCCGGGCAGGCGCCGCAGATCGATCTCACCGCGGAAGTGAAGAACCTGCTGCCGCTATTGAACCTGCCGGCGTCGTCGACCTCGGGCGGCGGCATCGGCGTGGTCAAACTGCATGCCGGCAATCCGAACGGCAATGTCGCGGGCAATTTCAACGTCAACGGTGCGTCGGATTTTTGCATCGATACCACGGGGCAGTTGTTGTATTTCTGCTCGGTGACCGGCACAGCATCGACCGCGGTGTGGACCTCGGTATCCGGTGCGACCACCTCGATCTTTGCCGGTGGCACCGCAACCGGCTCGGTCAATGCGCAGGTCATCGCGAGTACGACGCCATCGGGCTTCACCAAATCGACCGGGCAGGTCGTCACCGGGACCGGTATTAACAACACTGGGTCGACAACGCTCAATGTCGACGGCACTGGTACCTCAACGGTGCAGAAAAACACCGGTTCCGGCAACGTCAATCTGACCGGCGGTGAGATGAACGGTTTCTTCACCGTTGTCTGGACCGGTTCGATCTATCTGTTGCAGCCGGGCCTGCTGGGCCAGTTGGCGACGATGAATCTCGGCCAATGGGTCAAGAACGACGGCAGCGGCAATCTCACGGTCAACGTCGATGCCAGTTTGCAGGATAATGGCGGCGGCAAGCTGCAGGTGACGCCGAGCGGGTTGCCGCCGAGCGGTGCGCTGATGCCCTATTCGGGATCGTCGGCACCGTCCGGCTGGCTATTGTGTCAAGGTCAGGCAGTTTCCCGCACCACCTTTGCAACCCTGTTCGGTGTCACCAGCATCACCTATGGCTCCGGCGACGGCGTCACCACCTTCAACCTGCCTGATTTGCGCGGCCGCGTCGTGGCTGGCGTCGATGGCGGTGTCAACCGGCTCACGACCAACACGATGTCGTCGCAAGCGCTCGGAGGTATCGGAGGCCTCGAACTTGAGACTTTGAACGTCGGACAATTGCCGACGAACATCGCGTCGAATGGGAACAACACGATCGTTGTTGATGGCGTAAATATTGTCACCACAACGAACGGGGCTGCATCGGTTGCCAATTGGTCGAACGGCAGTGGCACAACGCTAACCGCATTCCAGCCAAATCAGGCGACTGCCGGGACTGTTTCGTCGTCCAGAACCCAGAACGTCGGTGTTACCTCCACCAATACTTCCGGCGGCGGACATCCGAACGTCCAGCCGACCATGGAACTCAATTACCTCATCAAGACGTAAGGCCACATCATGACGCTGAAAATCCAATTGTCGCACATCAAAGCGCTGCCGTTCGATTTCGAGACGGCGGTCGCCGACTTCATCGCCGCCAAAAAACGCCATCAGACGACCGAGGGCGAGCCCGCGCCGTCCGCGCCGCATCAGATGGTCGAAGCTGCCGTGAAGCGCATCCCGGGCTCGATCGATCCGCCGCGCGCTGACGAGTTCGTGGCCGATTACGAGATCGTCGACGATACCCCGCCGCCGCCGTCGCTTGAGGCGCGAAAGTCCGCGCTGGCGATGCAGGCGCAAACCGCTGCGCAAGGAGCCATCAACAAATTGCGGCCGCCGTTGAAATCCCGCCTGCTGGCGATCGAGTTCAGTCGCGCGATGGCGATCGAGGAAGCCAAGCGCGCGCCATCGGAAAGGGCGACGATCGCGGGCTATCTCGACGGCAATGTGCGCGTTGAGGCGATCACCTATCACCTCGCGAAAATCGAGGCATCGATTCACGATCTGACCGACGCGACCATCGACGATTTCGACGCGCCGCCGTTTCCGAACTGATTTCGCTTTGGTTCAAGCGGCCACTGACGTTGCTGCAACACCTATCGATCACCCTGGCACTTCGGGCGTTGCAGAAAATACGAAAGCCCGGGTGATCGAAGATTCCACCAGCGCGCACAGTGGTGGATTGAACCAGCCCTAACCCTTTCGACATGCCTCGCACTGGAAATCCGTTCATGATGCTTCGCCATCTCCGCGCGCTGCTCGGCGTTGTCCTGACGCTGGCCTGGTCGAACCTCGCGTTCGCGCAGTCGACCATCAACACCGGTCAGCCAGCGGGAGAATCCGACCTGACCTCGCTGGTGATGCGCCAGCAGTTCCTGGCGGCGGCCTCCGACATCAACGGGCTGTTGTCGAAGCATGCCGCGACGTCGGTCGGTCAGTGCCCATCGACGCCTTACGTCGGCGAGGACTGCCTCACCATCGGCGCGACGCCGTACAACTGGCTGGTATGGTCCGGCGGCACCGGCGGCTGGGCCAATTTCGCGACGATCAATCCGTCGACCGGGGTTGTTGCGGTCACGCTGAATGCGGGCGAAATCACGGGCTCAAATCCGATTGCGGTCGGGTTTCCTGGCGGCGTCGCGACGGTGGCGCTGAATTTCAATGCGTCGCTGGCACTGGATGGAGGCAACAATCTCGGCATCAACCTCGCCAATCCCAATACCTTCACGGCGACGCAGACCTTCCCGGCCGGCAGCATCACGAATTCGGAGCTGGCGAATTCGACGATCTCCGGTATCTCGCTGGGATCGAGCCTGGGCACGCTGACGTTCGGGACGCATCTGGCGGCCAGCGGAACGTCGTACAACGGATCAGGCGCGGTCAGCCTTACATCGGATGCGACCAACCTCAATACCGCATCAGCGATCGTCGCACGCGACGGCAGCGGCAATTTCGCCGCGGGTACGATCACGGCGGCGCTGACCGGGCATGCGTCGCTCGATCTGGCGGTCAGCGCTCTCGGAACGAACGTGCAGACGGCGCTCGGCAGTGCGCTCAACGGAACGGGCGGCCTGGTCGGATTTAGCGGCTCGCTGGGCGCCGCGACCGCGACCTCAATCAACGGGGTGACCGTCACCCCCTCGACCGGCACGCTCACGATCGTGAATGGAAAAACGCTGACCGATACGTCCGGCATTACGGTGGGCGGTATCGTCATATCGAATGGAACAGGAGGATTTAATCCATACACCGGCTCGGCCTGCACCAACCAGGTGGGAACGGCTCTGAGCGCAAGTGGCGTGGTAAACTGCGTCAGCATCACCAATGCGTTTCTGTCTCCAGGCACCTTTGCCGCCATCACCGGGCTGACGGCGCCATCGATCGCGGGCGGCGCGCTGTCGGGGACCTTCACGGGATCGCCGACATTCAGTGGATCACCGACGTTTTCCTGCGCGGCCTGCATCGGATTTTCGAACATAGGAAATCTCGGCGCATCGTCGCTGGCAGGAAATCCGACAGGATCGACTGCACCAATTGCGGGTGTGGGCCTGGGACCGACGTTCGCGTTTGTCGGGTCCACCCTTGAGACCGGTGCCGGGACAGGCGACGTGGCCTGGCCGGCGAACGGATTCGCGACGACGATCCAGGCGGCCGCGGTGACGTTCGCCAAGTTCCAGAACCTTGCAGCCCTTTCGATGTTCGGCAATTGCACGAATGCCCCGGCTGCCGGCGGCAATGTCACAGGCATCGCCAACCAGGTGCTGCGCGTCAACGGCGCCGGCACGGCGTGCGGGTTTGGGGCGATTGACCTGTCGCAGCCGGCAGCCGTGACTGGAGCGCTGCCGTTCGCGAACCACCCTGCAGGAACGTCGGATACCGTTCTTGGCTATTGGGGCTCGACCGTGGCGTCGGCAACGGGCGTGCCGAACTGTTCGAACTCCCTGACATATTCCACCACCACGCATCTGTGGGGCTGCAATTCGAGCGCGGGCACTGGAACGGTCACCGAGCAGAAGAACACCGCGAGCGGCGGATTGGTCACGTCGGGAAACTGCGACAATACATCAACCAATGCAGGGTCCCCCTGTAATTACGCCTTGACGACGGCCCGTCAAACGCTGCCGACCATCTGCGCTGGCTTCAGCGGAGGTGTGTGTCCGACCAGCGCCAGCGGCACCTATACGACGCCCGCCAACGTCCTCTGGTTTGAGGTCTATGCATGCGGCGGCGGCGGCGGTGGCGCTGCTGGAGGTGGGGGCACCAGCGGCGGCAGTGGAACGGCTTCTACGTTCGGCACGTCGCTGGTCAGCGCATCCCCAGGCAGCGCTGGCGCCGGCGGCGGTGCCGGCGGCGCTGGCGGCAGCGGCGGCACAGGTGGTATTTCGCTCCCAGGCGGTCAAGGCAACAACGGCTCTTTGGCTGCTACGGCTGGAGACGGGGGTTTAGGGGGTATGGGCGGCAGCAATCGAAATGGTGGCGGCGGGTCCAGCGGGGCGGCTACAGCCTCGGCTGCAACGGGTGCCCCAAATTCGGGTGCCGGTGGCGGCGGCGGTGTCTCGACCACCAATGCTGTGACCTCAGGCGGCGGTGGCGGTGCGGGTGAATGCCGCTATTATGTCAGCGGTACGCCGCTGGCGACCTATGCATGGACCCTTGGACCCGGCGGTAGCGCCGGCACCGGCGGCACACAGGCCGGCGCAACTGGTGCAACGGGAAGCCTACTTGTGGTAGAACACTTCGGCAGCTGAGCGATTCTGATCGCTGGGGGAATTTTTGAATGACTCGTTTTCTCAGAGGCCTCATCGCCTTGTTGGCGATGTGCGCGATGACTTGCGTCGCATCGGCTAACACGTGCGGGGCCAACAGCCATCAGCCTGCCAAGGTCGCGGAATATATCGTCTCGGACAGTACCGACAACAATCAGACGATTCTGCTCGGCGGCAATGCGTGGTATCCGGTAACTCTGGACGTCCCGACTAATTATTCGTCGGATTTCTGCGTCGAACTCATCAACACCGATCCGCTCCGCGACAAATACATCGTCGTGACCGGAGGCAATACGTTCTGGCTGCACGGGCTTCAAACCGCCAACGCGCGCATGGTCGGCGGGGTCTGGTACACCACGCATCCGGACCGCTGGAAATCACCTGGCGGCGGCGGACCGCTGAACCTGTTTTCCGATTACAAAAATGGCAACGACGCGAACGATTGTCTCGCACCGGGCGAAGGCAACGCATGCCAGACCTTTCAGGCCGCCTATTACAAATTATGTGATCAGGTCGATTTACGAGGCACGGCTTCGAACCAGACCCTCGCAAACATATATCTCGCCCCGAACACCGCTGACCTCACCGGTGGCCATCTGGCGTGCCCGATGGTCGGACAACAGGGCGGCGCATCGCTTAACATCATCGGCGGCGCCGGCTCGTCGGTGTGTCCGCCGAATGCCACGGCCATCGGTGCGTTTGAGGCGGGCGTTCGTATTCGCGTCCTGAACGTCTATCTTTGCTCCGGCATCGGCGACGACCTCGCCGCGGGACTCGGCGCCACGATCTATGTAATGGACAATGTCCAGTTTGGTGCAGCCGCGAATGCTCATATGGATGTGTCTGATCCCGGCTCCCATATAATCATCCAAGGCAACTATCAGATTTGGGGATCGGCCAACTATCACATGCTGTTCCAAGGTATGGGAGAGATTCAAACCATCGCGTCAGCGACATCGCCGATCACGGTAACATGGGGCGCGGCAACGACGTTCAATACGTTCGCTTTGTCAGGCCCAAGCGGCGTGGCACTCGTTCCAAATATGACGTTCAACCTCAACAGCTATTCGAGCGGCGGCAAGCGGTTTGCTGTGGGGGATTCCAGCTTGCTGTATACCGGGACATCAGGTGCGGTCAATTATTTCCCCGGCGACACGGCCGGCACTCCAAGCCCATCGACGGGCGGCATTTACGATTAGGTCCCGGCGCGCCTGAGCCGCCGACTTTCATTCAGATTGAACCCAACATCACGGCGCTGACGTTTTCGGCGCCGCTTTGACGCGTTCCTAAAACCTCGGAGAACCACCATGACCGACACCGCTCCAGCGGGCGCTCCCGCGTTGCCGAATTTTGGCCCGGCGCTGCGCAAGCTGTGGCCGCATGCCGACATGCACATTCCGGGACTGACGGTCGCGATGATCGAGCAGGCGCCGGCGCTGTTCGCCAAGTCGGGTATCGGTACGGCCATCGAGATCGACAACATGATGGGCGAGTTCACCGAGGAATGCGGCGGCGGCTTCGAGGTTGAGGAAAACCTCAACTACCGTGCTGCGCAGCTTCACGCCCAGTGGCCGCTGCATTTCTCGATGGAACAGGCGCTGGAGATGCAGCACCAGCCGGCCCTGATCGCCAACCAGGCCTATAACGGCCGCATGGGCAATCGGCCAGGCACCAATGACGGCTGGAATTACCGCGGCCGCGGCCCGGCGCAGACCACCGGCCGGGAAGCCTATGGCATCCTCGGCGAGGCGATGAAGCTCGACCTCATCAACCATCCCGAACTGATCAACGACAACAGGTATTTTCTGCCCTGTGGCGTGGTCGACTTCGTCGTGATCTGCAAATGCTTGAGCTGGGCGCAGCGCGACGACGAGGTCAACGAGACGCGGCACCTCAACGGCGGCCTGATCGGGCTCGGCCAGCGCGAGGCCTCGATCCGGATGTGGAAACACATGCTGGGTGTTGCGTGACCGACGAAGAGATCGTCACCGAAATCAACGCATCAGCCAGGGAAGAGGCGCGCGCCGTTTTCGCCAACCTCTTTGTCAGTCAGGTATCGGGCAAACGAGATGTGCCGCAGACCGCGGTCGATCATTGCGCATCGAGCCTTCGCTTGTTGAGCGCGTTTGCGGCCGCCGTCACAAAGCAGATCAGCGATGGCGCAAAGGGAGAGTAGGGCCATGGCCAAAATCACGCTGCGCTTTGTCGAGGGACAAGGCCTCGAATCTGACGCGATCGAGATCCGGGAAGGCACCTGCATGCCGATCGTCCCGAGCCACGTTGAATGCGTCGATCCGGATACCGGCAAGTACATCGGCCAGCACGCCGACGGCATGATGGCCCGGGATCCGGGCTATGACGCGCCGTTCAAGGCCGAGTGCTTTGTCGAATTGCCGTGCAACGACGAGCAGGCCAAGGCGTTCTATGACGCCGCGCGCGCCTCGATCGGCGAGTCCTATGATTGGAAAGCCATCCTCGGGTATGTGCTGCCGGGACATTTCCACCAGAAATTCCACGCGATCTGCTCGGCGAAAATGACGCTGCTGCTGCGCGACAAGGCCAACTGGTTTCCCAGCAAAGCACCGCTGGCGGTGCCGTTTCACTGCATGGATCCGCGCGACCTGCTGCTGATCCTGTCCACCCACGTCAAAATCGATCATTGAAAAAGGAAGGCATCACCATGAAGGGCATCGATCCAAAATATATTATGTATCTCGGTCTCTTGGTCACGATCGAGCAGGCGATCGGTCACGGCACTATATCGTTGACCAATATCGTTCCGCCGACCATCGCGCCCTATGTCGAGAGCTGGTGCAACCTTCTGGCGTTCATCGGCACCACCATCATGACCGGTCAGGCCGCTATTTCATCCAGCAATCCGGGGCCGCTGATTACGCCGCCGAAATAAGGGCTGGTTCACCGCGCCAGCCAGCCCGCGTCGGCTGTCATCGGTCACCCCGCAGTGCCGATGCCTCGCCATATTTTACTTTTGCGGCCGCTCCCAATTTCACCCATCGACCCGGCGGCTTCTCCGTTGTGTCCGGCTCTCGGCGTTTGCGAGTAGCGAGCGATGGCGCGAACAACGGTGTAGGGGACGAAGCTGCGTGGTGAAAGCTGAAGGCTTCCTTCGCGGTCGCAAATCAAATCCGCGCCGGACGGAATCCGGCATTCGAAAACAGGAGAGCCAAGATGGCTTCTGTCGAGAGCACTTCGGACGAGCGCACGGTGAACAATACCATGCGCCACGCCTATCGCGTCCTCAGCGATGCCGAGAAGGCCAACATGCAGGCGATCAAGGATGAGGGATTGAAGTTTCACGATCTCGTTTCCGGCATGGGCAACAGTCGCGAACTCGCGCTTGCCAAAACCAAGATTGAAGAAGCCGTCATGTGGGCTGTGAAGCACATCACGGCTTAAGCATCATCCGCTGACAGGGTGATCGATAGGTAGCCCAGCAACCAAGCTGGCTACTTGAAACCAAATTTTCTTTCAAAACCTCAACCAGGAGAAGACCTATGAAAATGGGAATGATGTTCCACGTCTCAAGACTGCGACTGTTGATGTCGATTTGGCTGGCCTGCATATTGGTGCTGGCGCTGCTGTTCGGCATTGCACCATCACGCGCGGCCGACAATCTGCCGGCCAAGGCCCCTTCCGCCGCCAACTCGTTCTTCAACGCTTACCCCTATGGCAGTTCCGGCTTCTTCGTCGGCCTGTTCACCGAAGGCGGCGCCAGCGCGGTCTCCGGCTCTGTGGCGGGCGTAGGCTCGTCGAGCCTGACATCGACGCAGGCCGGCGCCGGTCTCACCCTGGGCTACGCGTGGGGCAGGGCGGGCAGTCCGGTGGCCTATTCCCTTGAAGGCGATTTCGGCTGGACCAACTTCAACGGCTCGACCGCGGGTTTCAGCCTCTCGGGCCCGGCCGCGTTCGAACAGCGCTTTGTGGTGTTCACGCCGCTGGCGAGCGTGCTCAACATGCTGCCGATTTTGTCGTCGGCGCTCGGCACCGTGCCGCCGTTTCCCGGCCTGTCCAACGGCCTCACCGCCAGCAATCTGCAGATCGGGTTGATGGCCGGCATCGACGAGAACGACATCTCGGCCAACTTCGTCGGGATTCCATCGAACCGCGAATGGCGCGTGGCCCCGATGATCGGTCTCGTATCGATGGAGCAATTGTCCAACGGCGTCGCGGTGCGCTCCTGGGTCAAGAACGTGTTCCCCGACAAGGGCGTCTGTTCCGGCCCCATTGCGAACGGCTGCGCCAATGTCGGCAACACGGTCAAGGTCGGGGTCGGGATTTATTACTGATCGTTCGAAAAACACCCGGCGCGGCTCTCCAGTCGAGGGTCGCGCCGCTCCCTTGGGCTTTAGTTTTTCGGATTGGAAGTTTGGGAATGACGACGTTCGAATGGGCCATGGTGTCCATCTCAGCTGCCGGTTTTCTCCTGACGGCCGGGGGAATCCTGGGCGGCTGCATCTGGGCCGTCGCCAAGATCAAATCGGATATCGACGAGAAAATCACGGCCGAGCGACTGCGGATCGATACTATTTTCGAGGCCGAACGC